TTCTCTTCTATCAATTCTTTAACAGCTTCACTTGATCCACAGTAAGTTTTCCAATCAGATTCCTTTAAAGATCTGCGCTTTCTTTTCTTTCCTTTTAACGGAGGGCGAGTCACCTTACTCCAAAACCGTTTTTTTCCGATGTATTTCATTCCATCATCAAAAGTTACCAAGTAAACAAATCCAACATAATCCTCGATCATCTCAGTTGTAAACTCTTTACCTTCATATGTCCAATCACTCTTCATTTTCTAATTTATATATACAACATTATAAATAACATTAATATGATCCCGTTTAAAGATTTTATTAAAGAGGAAGAAAGAAAGTTTCAGCCTCCTGCTGGTGCGGTTGCCGCAGCGAAAAAAGCTATTAAATGGAAAGAGCAATACCCTAATGAAGTTAAAGCAATGACTCGCACTGGATGGGTAAGAGCTCGCCAACTTGCTGATGGAGATGAGATCTCTTATGATATATTAAAAAGAATGGCATCATTTAATAGGCATAGAAAAAACTCTAAAATTTCCCCTGAAAAGAAAGACCGCCCATGGACAGATAATGGATATATGGCCTGGCTAGGTTGGGGTGGCGATGCTGGTGTCGATTGGGCTATTAAGATGTCTAAGAAAACACGTGAAGCGGATTTGGAAAAGGATTAACTTTTATAAATAACAATACAACTAAAATTATGATTTCATTTAAACACTTTATTTCAGAAGCAACAGGGTTTGTATTAACCAAAAGTGCCGAAGTAAAATATAATAAAAAACCAGCGAGTTTTCGTGATGGCCAATCAAGCAATGGTTTACAATTCTCATCTCAAGGGTATGTTGAATTACCAAAAGGAACCTTTTTAGTTTCATTACCCGCCGGTTTATTCGCTGTTAATACCAAAGAAAAATTCGCGTTTATGGTAACCAACGGTAAAAAATCTCAATTAGATCAACAAGACAAATTAAAATCAAATCAATATTCAAATACCAACGATGCTCCAGAATGGAGTTCATGGTCTTCATATTTAAAAAAATAAAACACAATGAACTTATCAAATAAAAGTAAAACGATAGAGGATGCTGCAAGGGGAATCCTTGAAGGAACTTATGAGGAGCTTGAAACCGAAGAGCTGAGTGAAGCTACTAAAATTAAAGCTTGGACAAGCGCGGGTAAAAGTGGTAAAGAATATGCCGAATTAACACAATTTACTGGACCCGCCGAGCTTGGGCATGGTCAGATTGGAAATCGTAAAATGGTACAAATCACGATTGGTAAAAAATATATTGAATTGAATGCGCGTGATCTTGAAATTCTTATTAAAAATCTAAAGAAGATTTCTTTAAAATGAACTTATCAAATAAAAGTCAAGCATTAGAGGATGCTGCAAGGGGAATCCTTGAAGGATATGGTTACGGTGCTACTAGAGGATCAAACTGGAAGGCAGTTCGAAATGGCTCTGCAAGTCTTGATAAAATGATTGATACTGCCAAGACAACTAAATCAAAAAACAATTTCTATATATTTAATAACAAAGGTCAGATTTATCATACTGCGCCAACCCTTGAGAAAGCGAGGCAACATGCAGCAGAGTTTAACAGAAGCACTTCAAAGGAAATTGGTTATCCAACCATCTTAGATTTAAGTAAAGGTAAAATTGTTGAAAGCATTGAACTTGATGAAGCAAAATTAAAAGGCACGGTAAAAACCCAAGCTGCAAAGATGTTTGAAGGTCTTGCTAATGATGTTGAATATTTAAAAGATGCCATGAACCATTCCACATACAAAGATGCTATTAAAGACTGGGAAGCTAATGCTGACGGTAAAGATCTTATCAAAGCAATTGGTAAAATTCTACAAACCCAGTACTTTGGAAAATAATGAATTTATCAAATAGAAATAACAGCCTTGAAGAAGCGGCAAAGGCAATTATGAGTGAGAATGCAATTATTCACGATGATTTTCTTAATAAGAATCTCGGAAAGGAATTGGATCTTACAATTTCTAGCGTTTCACAAGTTCAAAGATCGCCTGGTAAGTTTGGCAAAGCATGGGTTATGACTTTCAAAGGTCATGACAAGAAAAACAAGAGCGGCATGAAAGCTGAATTTGGGTTTGATCCAAAGCTTAGTAAGAAGTATAAAGCAGGAGATAAAGTTAAAGTAGTTCTAAGTAATAAACCAAACTATCCAAACATTACTTCAATAGAAAAAATTTAATATATGAATCTATCAAACAAAAATAAAGAACTTGAAGATGCCGCGAAGGCGATTCTTGAGGGTAAACCCATTAAAGAAGAAGCAAAGGTTCTGCTTGAAAAAACCGAATTGGCTGGATGGGAAGATGGAGGAACACATGCAAATTCCACGTTTAAGCTTCTTGAATTTATTGGCCCTGATGAATTGGAATCAAAGTTAGGCACTCGTAAATGTTTAGAGATTGAAAAGGTTAGTGAAAGCCGCACATCTGGTGCGGCCCGAAGAACATTTATGAGCTTAAACGCAAATGACATTAATGAATTAAGAGAGTTTTTAGCAGAATACTCAACAGAAAAAGACGAGCCAAACGTTAAGTAAGATATATATATATTTAGAAAAACACCCGCCCTGGTTTAATTCAGAGCGGGTTTTTTATTTTAAATGGTGGAGGTGCCGGGTATCGCGCCCGGGTCCGTTAGCCGAAACTAGCGTCGAATTCTTTTACACCCCCGTTTTATTTATTTTTCTTTGGTCTAACACGGAGACTTTCAAGTTCACGAATCTCTTTTAAAATATCAACGAGCTTAGCTTCGCTCTTTTCAAGCTCTGATGATAGCTTTGTGTTTTTATATTTGTAATATTTTGAATCCCACTTAAGGCATTCCAAACGGTCAAAAATATACTTTTGTTTTAGCTCTTCTATCTTTTCCATATTATTATATTAATCTGGAACAACTGCTAAGATTTCTTCGGTGGCGAATTCGATCTCATCGCCATCACAATCTGTTCCATAAAAGCAGCCGTTTCCGCAATTCTCATTAACGATAATTTGCATACCGTTAACCATCACAGAATCACCGGCCTTAATGTTTGTAGTGTAATTTGTTTCTTTCATAATTAAAGTTTAATTAGGTCATTCAATACATATTCGTTTCTTCCAAACTTGCGTTGGATAAACAGGATTCTTGTCTTTGGTGAGTATGTATTCTTAAAAGTGATTCCTGTTTCGCCTACTTTAACAACTGAGCCAAAGTTAGTTTTATCTCCCTTTTGAAGTTCAAGTTTAGCAATATTGGCTTTCAGTTTTTCGAATTTAGCGCTGGTTGTTTTTTTCATAATATAATTAATGGTTTTTATTTTTGATTTAGTTTATTTCTTAGTTCTTCGCACTCTGCATTTAGGTTGTGAATGGCGTAATTGAACTTTTCAACAAGTTCGTTGTGGCTTTTAATTAAGGTCCAAAAGTTTTCCTCGGTTAGTTCTGGAACACTTTGAATCTCACCACGAATTTCAACATTTTGAGTGTTAGGAAATTGGGTTAATAGTTTTTGTAATAGGTTTGGTTTCATCTTAAAAAATTATTAAAACTAATCTCACTGACCAGTACCAACAGACGGTACAGGCTAACATCATAAGAGTGATTCTTATTAAATTCATATCTTATCGAAAGTAAACATAAACGTCGCAATATTTGGCGAGTGAAACTGGGCAGAACGATCTCGAATGTCCTAGGAAGTTGTGGCTTCTTTTATAATTGGGGTTATTCTCACCCCAACGGCCTTGACATTTTACATATTGGTTAGTCCCATAGAATGATTTTCTGAACGTGGCCAGAGATTTCATATCTTCTTCATTGTCCATCTCTACAGTAAATCTGTAGCAGTGAGTGCGATTTGGTTTTATTGTCATAATATATTAGTTGGTTGTGGTTAGGCCGTGAAAGCGATCAAAGTAATGAATGATGCGGCGAGGATGAGAATGGCGGTAAAAAGTTCGGCTATATGAATCATGGTCGTTTTTGGTTATTAGTGAGTGCGATCGAAAATGACCTTACCGTTAAACTCGAGCTTTTCGGAGCTCATGATTGGACACCCGTCAGCGCCCTCGAATTTGCGGGAAACGATACCCTTAAGGCTGCATGCCTTCTTTGGGCTTCTTGAGAAGCAGATCGTGGTCTCGGTGCCGCATTCCCAATCGCCTCCAAGTGAAGGGGGATTCTGCTGGTGTTCGGTATAAGTGTATTTGTACATTTTGTGGTGGTTGATCGGGTTGGTTGGTGTCCCTCTCTGTAGTTATATTATACCATAAAAAGGCACATTTGTAAATAAAATAATTCACAAAATGTGCATTTTGTTCTGGAACCCCCGTAGAATAAGGGTTTGAAGACCAAATAATAATGGGATATTATACCCCAGCTTTCCTTAAAATAAGAGGAAAATGCATTTATTCATCAAAATCACTAACCATATCGTCATGAAGGTGAGATCCGCAGAATGGGCAATGCTCAGGTTCGTGGCATTCAGTTAAGTCACTGATGTCTTCGTCAGTGTCTTCTACTCCTGAATAATAAATCTCAACATGATCGTCCCAAAAGACGTCGTAAGAAATTTTACACTTAATACATCTATATTTGTCTGTTGTCATTTTATTTTATCCTTCGCACGTTTTGCATGTCATTAACGATCTAGCCAGTTCCTGAGCAGGGTTTGCACTTCGTTGATAGTACATACCTTTAATCCCATTCTCCCATGCAAATATCATTAGTTCGTTTACGTCCTTTGGTTTCGCTTTAGGGTGAATCATAATATTTAAACTTTGTCCTTGATCTATAAATTGTTGGCGTTGAGCTGCCTGAAGAACAATCTCTCTTTGGCTTATTTCTCCGAACGTTTTAAATACGTCCTTTTCTTCTTCGGTTAATCCTTCAATATGTTGAACAGATCCGCCGTGCTCTAAGATGTCTTTCCAAACCTGAAGAGTATCCATACCCTTTTGTCTTAGTAATTCTTTTAGATGTGAATTCTTAAATGTGAATTTACCCTTGGCCAAATCCTTTGTAAAGTAATTACTATTAAGTGGTTCAATGCTTGGACTGGTTTGCCCAAGAATAAAGCTAGAAGAAGTCGTTGGAGCAACCGCCAATGTCGTTGAGTTTCTTTTACCATAACCTTCAAGTAGTTTAGGTTCACCAAATATCTCAGCAAGTTCGGCAGTTGCTTTATCAGCCTTTGTTCGAATCGTTGACCATACCTGAGTATTGTGTAACTGAGCTTCAAGACTTTCAAATGCAATCATTTTAGATTGAAGATAACTATGCCATCCCAATACACCCAATCCAAGAGCTCGTTGGTTTTTAGCAAATCTTCTGGCGCAATCCATAAATGGCATTCCTTCGGTTTTATCAATGAACTCTGTCATTACTGCGTCAAGGAAATAAATCAATGTTTCGATAGCATCAGTCTCTTGAATCTCATCCCATTTTTCTAAGTTCAATGAACTGAGGTTACATACAAAACTTTCATCTTTATCAGCACTTAAGTAAATTTCATTACAAAGGTTACTTGCATGGATGTGTTTATCTTTATCTTTATAAACTTGTGGCTTTTGATTTTCTACGTTATCCGTAAAGAAGATATATGGATAACCACTTTCAAAACGTTTCTTGATAACCAATCCCCAGATACGACGTTTCTCTTTGTCGCCTTCGACCATTGTTTTCATAAAGTCGTCTGATACACAAACGCCAATTGACATATCTTGAATCTCATGGCCGTCTCCTCTGATCTTAAGAAACTCTTCAACATCTGGATGATCAATTGGAAGATATGCTGCAAAGGATCCACGGCGGACATTCCCTTGTGATACGACATTCATCAACTTATCATATAGTTCCATGAAGTGAACAGCGCCTGTGCTTGTCCCTTGATCTTCGCCAATCTTTGCGCCTCGTCCACGTAATGCGCCAAAGTAAGCAGATGTACCTCCGCCATGTTTTGTCATCATTGAAATTTCAGCAAGCTTATGGCCTGTTATAGATTCAAGAGTATCTTCAATATAAGATCCAAAACAACTAATAGGTAAACCACGAGTTCTACCAAAGTTACTCCAAATAGGGCTGGAAAGAGAATAAAAGCCTTTATGTAAGTAATCTTCAAATTTAAGAGCAAACCCTTTAATACCTAAAAGTGTTTCAGCGTGAGTAGAAATATCACGCATCCTTTGTTCTGGTGTTTCGCCTTCAATTAAGTAACCTCTTTCAAGAAATTTACGAGAATCGCGATTTAGCCATTCAATGTTTAATTCGTTATCAATCATTTGTTAAATTATATATACATATTAAAACAAGTCGCTTTCATCAAAAGATTGGCTCTTTTTAGAATATTCAACAGGTCTGCTATGGAAGAAGTCAGTCATATTATTACCATGAAGTTCTTCTTCAAACCACATAGTAGATTCAAGCAATTTTTCGTCAATTTCAAATGGCTTTTGAAAACCAATATCACCCATGCTTGCATTAATTCTATTCTTAATAAACTCTTTTAGAAGTGGAGCAGATAAACCTTCTTCGTCAATACCATTAACAACCCAATCAATAATTTTAGATTCAGCTTTAAATGCTTCATGCGCTGCAGCAACAATACGCTCTTCAAGTTCTTCATCAAATAACTCAGGAAGTTCTTCACGAATAGTATTAATGATTTTTATGCCAACCATTGCGTGAATACGCTCTTCGTTACGAGTATATTTTACTTGTTGATCAGTGTCTTTTAAAACGTTTCTATAACGAGCAAACCAGTTAATAACGTAGAATTGACTAAACAACGAAACGTTCTCAACAAACAAAGTAAATAAGGTAATAGCATATAAGTATTGTTTTTTACTATCTTTATAGAACCGGTGAGTATACTTCTTAAGATAATTAACTCGTCCTTGAATAAAATCTAATTTAAGATTTTCTTCAAACACATCCTCCATATCTAAAATAGAAATAAGACGTTCATAAGCATTGTTATGAATAACCTCAGTATTGGCCATAACATAACCAAGATCCTGTAGAGATGGGTGTGGAAGGTTCTCTCCAAGCTTAGCCCAAAATGTTTTTACAGCAACTTCAATTTGACCAATCGCGCTTAGATCACGAATAATAATCTCTTGTTCTTGTTCGGTTAGGACCGTTTTAAATTGATGGATATCGCTTTTAAAACTAAATTCTTTATCAGTCCAAAAGCCATTGTGCATGCTTTCAATAAAGGCTTCGGTCCATGGATAATGATTAGGCTTTCTGCTTACCTGCTCATCAAAGATTGTGGGATTGCTCATTTAGGTTACTATAGTTTTGTGGTTTTGTGCTTATTACAGGCACGGGTTGATTTCGTTATGATAGTATAATTATATCATAACTGAGCGATTTGTAAATAACAAACTGTAGTTATTTACAGACCGTTGCTAGAACGACGCCTGATTGCACGAAGAGCGCCTGATTCTGAACAACGCAAAACTATAGTATTTTTTGAATGCTTTGAAGCATAGTCATAAATTGATTTATGTGTTTCATTGTCCATGTTTAAAAATCGGGCCCATCTTTCGAACTTCTTACGTCCACTTCTAAATTTTTCAAAGCAATCCGTATCAACATCAAAAATTTTCCAATTATCACCTTGGTTATATTGATTATATGAGCCTTTCTTAGAAGGTCCTCCATCGGTGGTTGCTGTAGTAGATGTCGTCATACTTGGCGTATCTTCGTTTGTCTCGTTAATATTCATTTTTATATTTTTGTTATGTTGTTAGTGGTAACCAAAACGAATTGGTCGGTTTTATTATCCTTTGCTTTATAAATTGGAATATTAAATATAGTTCCAATCATATTAGTAGAGCTTTCATTAATTGTCAGCGTTGCATTTCCCATTGGAGCAAGCATATCGCCATTGGCAAAAAACAAATTTTCATTTAAAATATAATTACCAGATTGAATTTGGCAGTCTTCAATGGTTTCGTTTAAATCAATATTGGTTGTTGGATTATAACCAAACGCTTCTTCTAGAAGCTCTCCCATTAATAGCTCTGACATTCCGGTATGTTCCTTAATCAAATATAATCCGGCTGCATAACTGGCAATAGTTGATTTTCCAAATGGAAGTTTATTTAATAACCGTTTAATATTAAAAACTAATTTATGAAACAAGTTATACACTTCCTTTTCCTTAGGAGTCTCTGGCTTTTTAATTACCCGACCATCTTTGTCTATAATACCATTTTGAAACGCTCCAGTTTTTGTCCAGGGCATGGTTAATAACCTTAAAAATCGTAAGGCAAAAAATGTATCGGCTGCTTTGAATAAGAATCCCACTAGTTTTATATTTTATTTAGTTTTTTTACAACGTATAGATCACATTGAATATTTATAAATTCATGCTCTTGAATATAGTTTAAGTATAACAAGAATGTTTTTAACGCAGGATAAGATTCTTCATCCATTTTAAAAAAGCACATTTTAGTTGCCGCCTCAATGTTAAAAACATTATATATTGAAATTATATGATTTAATATTAATCTTTCTTTTAAGTCGCCAGAAGTTTTATATTTGGTAAATAATTTTTTTACATATTTAAATTTATTCAAATCTTCATAAAATTCGTCAACGTTTAATACTCTTGGATTAGTATAATGTTGAGCTGCGTATAATGAGAAATTGTTTAAATTTAATTTTTTATTTTCCTTTGTCATATTAACCTTATATAATTATATATAAGGCTTATTAGAGATTAACCAACGATGTCATTAAGGTCTTTACCACCCTTTAAAAAATGGTTGATAGATTCACCAAGTGCGGCAGACTTTAAAGCAGTTACTAACTCAGATTCTTTATTAAAGATAGTAGTTCCAGATGGATCAACCACAAAATATTTGCCATCTTCGGTAGTCCCGACAAAGATATCGGCCCACTTACCAGCTCGCATTGATATACCAAACAGTTGAGTCAGTTTAAGTTTTTTACCAGAAAGAGAATTAACGACCTTTGTTGTTGTCTTATCTACTGGAGCTTCTTTAAAACCGACCTTCTTTAGAATGGAAAGTGCTGAACTAGAAACGGCTTCTTCGATGGATTCTGTAAATGTTAAATCAAGATCTCTATCTTTAATAGCAGAATGGAACATATTACCGCGCTTACCGTTAACACCAAGAGCATCGAAGTTTCCGATTACG